TCGGAACGATAAGAGCGCCACCATCGGCCAGTGGCTTGAGGTGGTCAGCCGTCAAGGGGTTCTGTGGGTTGTTATCTCTCTGGCCGCACAACTCGCAGAAGGGCACCTCTTTGCGCTTCTGGATCGAGAGCCGGCGCCAGTCAGCCGTCCGATACGGCGATGGTCCACGGTTACGCGCCCACTCGGTTGCCTTACGTGGACCGCACACATTGCAGCGGTCACCGTGCGTAGTAAGCACACCGCAGGTCAGGCATGGGCGCTGCGTGCGCTTCACGCCTTGGGGAAGTTTGGGAGGCTCAGGTAGGGAGCGATGATGCGAGCGAGATGCTCGGTCGCGCGCTCTTCAGCGTCTTCAAGTTGCGGCTCTAGGACGGCCCAGGCCAACTTGCCGAGTGAATCCTCAAGCGTCTCAGTGACGCGCGCATATCGAGCGAGCACCAAGTGCAGGAGTTCATGCGTCAGGATGAGTCGCTGTTTCTCTGGTGTCTGTGTCCAGAAGTCATGACTGACACGTAGGTCAGCAGTCGGCTGTTGTGCCTGCGGATCAATGTCAGCCCAGGCATCCACGTCGGATGCAGCCTCAACGATGGTGAGTTCCCAAGAGTCGATACCAAGCATCACCTGCGCGTCAGCTACCCAGCCTCGGAGTACGGCGAACTTATCCTGCGCCTTAGCCATTCACCCTCCTGCAGAGAGTTAGACCCTGCCGATGGGAGGACTCCACCGGCAGGGCGAGTGACGGCAGCACGCCATAAGGCCGCGCCGTCGCCGTGAAAGCGTAGCGCATCATCGTGGATTCCTAAGTGGGAGCGGTGAGACAGATCGCAGTGGGCAGGTCTGATCCCAGCAGGTCGGTGTCGTACCCTCATCGCCTGCACAGACACGGCACATGAGATCAACGGCAGCCGTATATCGATGCAACTTGGCGAGCAGAGAATCGTCTGGCTGATCCTCAATGCGTGACTTCACCCAGAAGATGTCAGCGTCAGTGACAAACGTCCCACCGTAGTAGCGCTCGCGAGCCCAATGCACGCTCTTGCCGTACTGCGGCATGAGATTAAACAGTGCGTTGAGTTTGACGCCGAGCTTTACTGACCACGTAGCACACGCCTGTTGGAACTCTCGCTGCTCGGATGATATTCCTCGATGGTTACTCGGAGCACGCCTCTGCCGAGCGGCGCGAGTCGAGAGAATGCGGCTGGACTTAGGTCGACTGCTCGGCTCCTGCTTGTCCATGGTCTCTTCAAGTCCTCTCTGCACCCTCCGGCGCATTCATCCCTCACCCAAACTACAACGCAGAGCGTCGGCTGGTCTGCCCTGCAGACGCGTATCCTATACGGTTTCGCGTAGTAGGAGAAACTCGCTACTGCCGCGTACCAGACTTTCTCGCCAGTTGCGTACGGTGAGCACGTATTTCTGAAACCGCCATAGCAGTAGTGCTTTGAGATTGCGTGGTGCGCGCCATACCATGTGGCGACGCCTCGCGTCGGTACGCCGTGTGGCGTGAGTTCTGGACCAGTACTGCCAGTGAGCAGCGCCAGTGCCAGCAAGAGCGCTGTCAGTTCTTTGTCTCCATTAGCGCGACGAAGTCTTCCCAGTCAAGCACCACCATGGTGCGGCGCTTGACTCCAGGCCCAGGTGCGTCGCCAACGACTAGTGCTGCAATCTGACTAGCATTGCCCTTAACTGATCGGAGCCATCCGTCGTAGCGCTCTGAGTAGGAGCCGTTGCCAACCTTGCACTGGATAGCGATCCAATCAGCCTGTACATCGGTCTTGCCACCATATTGACCAACGCGCTCACCACCGATCTGTTCTGCGACGGTGCGCTCGAATGAGTTGCCCTTGTTGCGTGCGCGCTTGCCGCGCTTCGCCTTGTTCTGCTGTTCGATATCAGCGTCAGACATATGACTCATGGTCGCACTAGTCTCGCTAGCCGTGCATGGCCACCATCGGATAGCGTGAACACTGACTCGTTGAGTTCTAGATGTCCAGACTTGATCAAGTCAATGATCGTGCGCCGATTAAAGACGTGCTCATTGAGAAAAAACCAACCATCCGGCGCGACCGCATCAACGTAGCGGATGCTCAACTTGGCAAACTGCCTACCAATCTTGGGGTCATAGCACCAGGCATCCGCGCCCTCTTGCACGCATCTGATTCCCTCATCGAGCTCTGGCGTCAGGATTTCGATCTGACTCACTTGACGCAGCCCTTGTGGCGCCACTCAAAGCGTCGGCTCTCTGCGATGACTAAGACGCGCTGCGCTGGGAAGACCAAGCGCTTAGGGTCGGTGTAGTCGATTACCTTGCCACACTCAGTGCAGTTCGTGACGGTCCAGACCGGCGCCTTCGCGGCGCCGTTGCGCTTTGCCTTTACGCCTGCCATTGCAACGCCCTCCAGACCCAGATGATCGTCGCCGTGTTCGTCAGTAAGTAGATCAGCGAAGGTGCTACGCCTTGCGAGCGCTTGAGGCTAATCGGTAGAGAGGCGAGCACCACTAATCCGAGAGCGCTATTCAGCACGATCAGCGTGACACCGATCCAGTCAAAGCCGCTCACAGGTCAATCATCCCTGAGAGCAGCGCCATGCGATCGGTCGCCAGTTCAACGGCTCCCTCGATGGTGTCGCCCTGGAACGTCAGTTCGGACCCAGCGGAGTCAATGAGCACCACCGTCCAGAGTGGCGGCTCACCGACTCGCACGAGGCCGTCGTAGTGGTAGCCGAGTTGCGCGGCGCGCGTCTCGAGTTCAGTCAATGCGGCGCTCATGACTCCTCCTCGTAGGATGACTGCCAAAGACCGTTATTCACCATATGCTTACGCAGGATTGCGTACGACTGCTCCGCTGTCAAGTCTGTTGTGTCTATCTGCAGGTCGTACTCGGTCTGTAGGTAGCCGAACTCGGTCACATCGCTGACCCCTTGCAGCACGCCGCGGCGAGCAGTCCGAGCCTCTGCCGTGGCATAGACCCTGACGATCACGATGCCTGGAACGTGGTGGCGCAGGTAATGTGCCTCTAGGGGCAAGCGCACGTCATCAACCGCAACGAGCCGGTTGACGCTCTTGATCTTTAGGTACTCGGCGTGCCATGCCCTGATCCAGAACGAGGCATCTACCTGGCGCAACTGGGCGCCGATGTCCTGCAGGATTTCACGGCCGGAGACCTCAACGTCCAGCCCTAGGCGGCGCTGGCTGTATTGCTTGCCCTTGTCGAAGTCTTCGCCGTAGCTCAATGCTGCCACGGTCCGAATCGTCTCGGCGATCGGCAGCACGGTGTACGGATGCAAGCGTCGCTGCTCGAGCATCGCGGCAAGCGTTGACTTGCCAGATCCCTGCGGCCCTACGAATGCGATGTTCACTTTTTTACCCTCCTGACATATCCGATCCACATGTGAATGCGCTGTGGATAACGCTCCAGGAAACCAACGGCTCGGTTGCATGGCCCACAGAGCAAAGCCCTAACGCACTTGCCGCACGAGACTGGACCCTTAGCCCTACCGGTGCTGAGTGACTCGTACTGGCAGCATCGTGGATCGTGATCCACGGTCACTGCCCTTGGCTCATCGAAGCGAAGCGGCTCTTTGCACGCACCGCATCGATCAGCCTGCGCCACCCTCAATGCCACGTATTGCTCCAAGGTCATGGAATGGTTGTAGAGCGTGTACTTCAGCACCCTTGCGTATCGCTGTTCCGGTGTCTGTCCCTCCCTGTACTTCCGATTTGCCAATATGTGTGCTGTTGGATTCTCCATTCTTGGCCTTGGCATTTAGCGCTTCACTCCAAGGATCTCGTTGATCGGCAAGAGCTTGCTCTTTCCGTCTCGTTTAAGAGAGGATATAGGAGAGATTCTGCTCTGCTCTGCTCTGCTCTGCTCTGGTACCGTTAACTCCCCACCTTTTCGTGCTCGCCAACTTTGTCCACGTTGGGTCGACGTTGGGTCGACTTGATATCGAGAGTAGTTCGACACTGCCACGATACCGTCTCCAGATTCGGTGAGCAGACCCACCTGAATCAACTTATCCACAGCCCTACCGAGCCGTGATCCGATGACCGCTTTGGCGTGCTGCCGGTTTTTATAGATGCCACCGGAGCGCAGCGTCTTGACTTCAGCGATGAGTGTGATGAAGGCCCTGAACTGCGTGTCGGTTAGAGCTGCAATCTTGTCATCCTTGTGGCTGTTGACGTCCCACTTGACCCAAAGGCTCATGCAATCCTCCTGTGTTGATGGCTGGGAGAGGTGGAGGTCGCCAGTCTCTCCCAGCCGTAGATGATGCCGTCTAGAACGGCAGGGACTCTAGATCATTCTCGACACGTTCAGGCTCGCCGCTCGGCTGTACCTGCGCGTTGACCCACGCGATGCTTGGCTTGCGCCGGCAGAACGTGCCATTCGACTTGCCGCTGCACGCGTAGAACGCGTTATACGGCTTGCCAGCCTTCGACGTACCAGCCGGCTTGAACGACCACGCGGTGCGATGGTCAGGGCATTCACCCTCGGCAAAGAGCATCGCAGCCGCTACGGCGACATCCGTGCTCAGAACTGACGGCTGCGTCTGTCTCACAGAATCAACGGAGAGGGGTCTAGGAGCCACGGAGAGGCTCGCTCCAGTGCCTGACGCATAAAGAGACCGCCCCACTCCAATTTGAGCAGCGCAGCGACGCAGGGCGTCACTGGCTGCAGACTTATACGGCTCATCATCCTGTGCGCTATTTGGGTAGCCAAAGTCCTGTCGGACAGTGGTCACGCCGTCAATCACGGCGATGAGTGTGCCATGCACAACGTGTGTCGCAGCGTCGGCAACCTTGACCTCGAACTGCCAGCCAGCTAGACCGAGCACATCGTCAAGGCGCTGAGCTACGGCTCGCGCATCTGCATAGGTAAACGTCATCCCACCGCGCCCTGGGCGCGACTTGAGATCCGTACCGGTGAAGGGTGCGGCCAGTGCCGCTGCAATTTGCTTACTCATTCTCTGGTCCTCCTAATACTTCTACTGGCTCCAACTTGGAGACTGGCAGATTACGTGAATCTGCTCGTGCGATATGACCGCTCTCAAATACCGTACCGATCTTTACCTCCTCTGCTTCTGCGAAATACTGCTTCGCCTCTTTGACTCCCAGCAGCCACGCCTTCTGGAATCGCGTAGCACTTGGTGTGCCATTGCGATCCTCACCGGCTGCAAGCTGCAAGTGAACGAATGCGTAGTAGTCGACCTTCTGGTGCTCGGTGATGTAGTCAAAGACACTGACTGGATCGCTGCTCCACGCAGCCTTGCTCCATGCCTTCGTCTTGACATCTACCTTTAGACCGCAGACCTCGTAGTCGTGCGTGGTCGCATTGATGAACTTGAGTGGAATGTGACGCTCAAGCACTGCAGCCTCGAATACGGCCTGACCCATGCAGCCAGTCCACGTCGTATTGCCGTCAGCCTTATCCTGCCGGAATCGTAGCCGCGCCGATGAGCGCGCTGCCTGATACATCTCTTCAGCCCTAACGATGATCGCAGGAGTAAGCGCTATCTCAATCACGCCTCATCCTCCTTGCCGAAGACGCGGAATACGCGCGCGCCTGGCTTCTCTGTAGTGAAGCGTGTGATTGCTTCGCCATAGGTTTCTGGCGCAGTCGTTCGTAGCACATCCGCGATGCTCTCCCAGTCCACCTTGACGCTGCTCTTATTGGTCTTCCATGTTGCAAGCCAACCCTGACCCTTGACGCCTTCACCATCTGCGATTGCTTCTTTGATGGCGATTGCCATCTCCTTGAGTGCTGCATCGGCAGCCTCAGCCTCAGCCTTCGCTTCGATGTAGAGCCGAGCAATGTGGTCCAGCTGCGGATCAGCCACGGCGTAGGTGTTGTTGCTCTGCGGCTTGACTTCAGCAAGTGTGTCGCTGTCATTGCCAGTCAACGGTGGCGGAGTCTTGGATTGCACTAACTCTCGGAATAGCACCGCCTTATCGAACAGTTGCGTCTGGTAGACAGGATCAGCCTCCACGCGTTCGATGCGGAATACCAAGCCAGAGAGCAACACGGCGACGTCGCAGTACGACGCGCCAGTGATGAACATCTGCCACTGCACTTGATCCACATATTCAGGCGGCACTGGGTACAACTGCCAGCGGCTGCTCGTGGAGGTCTTGATCTCTACGAGACCGTCGGTGTCTCCGACAATCGTGCGGTCCAGCGAAGCCATCGCCCAAGGATGCTCTTTGAGTCGCACGATGCCGTTTGACTTTCGTAGGCGCTTGCCGGTCTCTGCCGTGTAATAGTCGGCCACTGCCTGCTCGAGCAGTTGACCACGTTGCGCTGCTGGTCCGACCTCCTGCTCACCGACCTGACCTGTCAGCTCTGCCCATAGGCGATACGCCGTCTTGTACGGCGACGTGCCGTTGATCGCGGTGATACCGGTGGCTGTAATGCCGCTCTTGCGCATCTCAAACCATTCAGGGCTGCGCTGCGGCGCTGATACAAACTCAAAGCGCTTGCTCATTGTGTCCTCCCTAGCACTGGTTGGCTCTTAACGATCTGGATCAACAGCGCCCAGCAGACGCCACAGATTCGGTCGCGTTGCTTTGTGGATTTGGTCTGCACTGGCTTGCCACAGTACGCGCACTTCATCGGATCACCAACTTAAAGATCAAGACGGCGAGCACCCAGATCGCCATGATGCCAATGGTGAAACTGAATCGCTCGCGATTGTGGGCCTCGCGCTCTAGGCGCTCGAACTCATTGGCGAAGTGCGGTCGCACAACCATCTTGGGCGTGCTCTTACGATTGACTTTCACAGTGACCCTCCAATGACTAGGACGATGTAGATGCACACGATAAAGATCGCGTACCCAATACCGTCAATGATTGCCGATCTCATTTGACCACCGTCGCATCGCAAGCATCGCAGGCAGTCTCATTGAAATCGTCATCAAGCCAATCGGATTGGCGCATCCCCTGATTAGCATCCATCACATCAAGCACGCAATCAACGCAGCGTGCCTCTCCGTCACCGTTGTAGCGGAACAACTTAGCGGCGCTCATTATCGTGCCGCCTTGGCTGCAATGCGGTCAATGTCCGACTGAACAGGCTTGCCAGCAATGGCTGAGTCAATGCCGAAGTATCGGAAGAGATCAGTCATCCTCTGGCAGTGGTCATCGCTGACATACTGATTAGTGATGCTTTCAGTGCGATCACCGTCAGTCATCTGCACGGTATAAGTACTATCCTCGTGGTAGGTAATGTTGCTGACCTTCTTGCCCTTTGCCATTTTGACCTCCTTGTCAGTCCAGCCATTTGGCTGGTTTCCTCCTGACAAGGTCAGTATACGGTCAACGGTTTAGACCTGTCAACCCCTGTTGCGGAACTATTTTAGAGCCTGTAACAATAGTCCCCTGGGTGGAGGAGGGACCACCCAGGGGAAGCCGCCTAGGACGGCTGAGTCAAGTCCTCTAGGCTGACGGCAACTAAGAGCCGTAGGCAGACGCCGCAGAGCAGCTCGCTCAACGACTCAACCTCCCAGACTCTGGCGACCATCTCGCAGACAGAGCAGTTACCGAATGGCTTCGCCATTGTTACTTACGCGTGAGGCCGTAGGCGCTATTGTCGCGGTCGAGCGCTTTGACCACGATACCCAAGCCAGACGCGAGACCGGCTGAGACGATCGTGCGAAAGTCTCCACCCTGAATGTCCAGCAGTGGGATACCGAGACCCAATGCGACCGAGATGCTCACGGTCAGAAACGTCCGAACAAAGTCGAGTGCAATCTCATCGATCTGCGTATTCGCTGCAACGTACTTGATGCCTGCCCAGATGCGGTTCATACCCTTTTCCTTTCCTGTAGCGGCGACCGCCGCGTTGAATACGGCGAGGCCGTCAGCGGCAATCGCGCCCCAATCAGCCTTGCCGATTTGATCTAACTGTGCCTGTACAGCGTCAGGCGCTTTCGGCGCCTCTGCGTGGCTCTGTGGTGCCTGTACGGTCACGGTAGGCGCTACGTCAAGCGGCTCCCCAGCCGGTGCTGGCGCTGCTGCAGGGGCGACGTGCTTGGTGGTGCAGATCCACGCCATCGGCGTCGAGCGCTTCGCATTTACGTCTTCGAGTCCCCAATGTGCCAACGTCTTCGCCTCTGCCTCGGTGATCACCACGCCGTACTGCTCGGAGCCCTTACCACTCATCGTCGGATCAGCGAAGACGAACTGACCGTCCACGATCGCGAGCACGCCATAGTGCGGATAGGTGTGACCTGGGTGCCGCTTCATCGAGCCCTTCTGCCAGATGCTGATCGCATTGGCTGGGGTGGCAACTGGCGCGCGGAATGCGATGCAGATAGCCTTGCCGACCCTCATGGCAGAGACAGCCTTAGTCCAGCTCGGAGCGAGTGTCAGCGTGGCGTCGAGATACTTAGCAGCGGCGACGATCTGAACGAACGTTGTGCCCTGGGTGCTGCCATCGACATCCTTACGTCCAGCCTTCGCGGCTGCAGCGATCGCGCCATCTACGCCTGGAACTTGCGCGCCATTGGATGAGTGATAGACCGCCATAGCCAGAGACGATGGGCCGCAGTCATCGATGAGGCCGCCCTTCTCGGCGAAGTCGAGCTGGCTAAAGACCTTGAGGCCGCTCATGCCTGCACCTGCATCTTGATCAATACGGCGAGTGCGCGACCGGCTGCCTCAAAGTCAAGAGCGGCGCTGACTGGATGCCCAGCCGTCACGCCCTCTGCATACTCGTTGCCATCCTCTGCAACGATCCAGAGTGTGCCACCGAAGGCCGTATTGTCATCGTTGGGAATGACGGCAACCCACTCGCCTGGAGCAGTGTCAACGCGCGTCCAGCCCTGGGTGTGGATCGCCTCGATGTGATCGGCAGCGCTCATTCATCCCTCCAGCGAAGTGGTCCGGTGATGAGCCAGATGAGTGTAAGTCCACCAAAGAGCGTCGCCATGGTGGACTGTGTGCTGCCTTCAGGTAGGACAACGATAGCGAAGAGCAGACCGAGCACGGTCCACGCTCCACCTACGAGATCAACGATGATGCGCTTGATCATTTCTTGTTCACCTTTCGTGCAGTGCTTGCAGCGGCAGTTGCGCTCGATGCTGCGGCGACGGCCGCACTTGCCACCTGGCTGATCACGATCGCAACAGCGACTGGCGCCGCTTTCTGTTTCTCTGCAGGAGAGAGATCCTTGCCGAGATTTGCGATTGCAGCGATGGCTTCGCCAACAGTCTCTGCAACTGCAGCGGCAACCTCACCGACTGCTGCAACAGTTTGCTCCGCAATGTTATCTGGTGGAGCGGTTGGCTCAAGTGTTGGCTCCACGCTTGGTGTCGGCTCTACGGTCGGTGAAGGATCAGGTATAGGAGAGGGAGTAGGAGTAGGGGCGACTGTCGGAGTAGGAACTGGCGACGGCTCGGCCGTGGGCGACGGCTGGGGTGTGGGAGTCGGTGACGGTTCTGGTGAAGGCTCATACGATGGCTCCTGACTTGGAGACGGCGACGGCTCTTCGCTCGGCGACGGCTCAGGGCTTGGTTCAATGCTTGGAGTCGGATCAGGTGAAGGCTCAATCGATGGCGAAGGTTCTGGCGCTGGGAGCGCAGTGGTAGTCAGCCACTCAGTTGGCACTACGCCGTAGCCGCTCGGCGCGCCGTAGTCCAGACGTGCACAGGATCCACCACCCCACTCAAACATCCAGACATCGAGCGCGTAGGATTGACCTGCGATGAGCTGCGAGTAGCCCTCATTCGGTCCAGACCAATGGCCGCCGCAGCCGTGGAAGTTCCAGTCATCAATCGTGAGCACGCCGTCAAGCGTCATCCGCCAGCCGTCATCGCTCCAGTTGAGAAACTCCCACTGACCACTCTCTGGCACAGTCAGCCATCCTGCGAAGTGGACCATGAACATATCTCCAGGGCAACCATCTGCAGCCGGTGCGCCACCCCAGTCGAAGTCGATAGCAGGCACCACGGCCGAATAGCAGACTGGTAGCTCTGGCGTGATCTCCCACGGCGAGAGTCCGAGTGGTGAGCCGTCGTAGACGGTCATTGTCACGCCCTGCTGTGGCACATCCTCTGCGCGCACGATAGGGAGAAAGAGTAGAGTGGTGAAGAGAATCCCCAGCAGTGGGAACGCGGCACGCTTCACTTGGAGAGCAGTGACGCGAGTAGTGGTACCAACACGCTAAACAACAGCGCGGCGATCGCCACCAATCCTCCTTTGAGTTTGTCCACGTCAGAGCGCACTTGATCCAACTTGACAGAGTGCGCGTCTAGGCGCTCGATCAGTTGATCAATCTGGCGTGGCGTCATCGTGACTCCAGCGCCTTGAGGCGCGTGTCGATGTCGAGCAGGGCTTGGACTACCAGCGCTTCCATCTCATTCTGCGGAATGTTGACAGCGAGCACTCGACCATCCGTCTCCTCAACGAGATCGTGCTCAATCTCGCCTACGCCCATATCCTCAACCCAGTGCTTGAGGTCAGTCGTGGCAACCTGATCAGCGATAAAGCCAAGCCGCTTCCCATCGTCAGCGACTGCATCGGTTCGTTGATGCGCCTCTGGACGCTTCCACCTGAAGGCCACTGGAACCAATTGGCGAAGCGTGTCCAGCGCGCCACTGATACTCGTAATCTCTTCCTTTAGTCGTGAGTCAGATGGCGTCGTGAGTGCAGCATATTTCCATGCGGAGCCGTTGTATACATAGAAACGTCCATTGGTGTTATCCGATGCAAGTCCACCATTACGTAGGGCATCAGCGAACGCGTCAGTTGTGGCTGTGCCATTGACAACCGTTGATGGCTGCCCTGCTGTTGACTTCGTAACGAGCACTCCTGCACGCGTTGTGGAGTTTGTTGCAAGCACGTCAGCAGCACCGCTTGCATTAGAGAATACCCACGCAGCGCCGGTTGTACCAGCGAGTTGGAATGATGGTCCAGTTAACGCCGTTGATCCGTATGTAGCACCAGTAAGACCAAGCGAACCAGTTGCAGTGATGTTTCCAGTAACGTTTAGATTAGCTACAGAGTTTACTGTTGGCGCAGTAAGCACAATATTAGTTGAGGCAGTAAGGTTAATATTAGTTGAGGTAATTGCAATGTTATTTAATGTTGTTGACAGCACTCCAGTGGTCCACGTATCTGGAACTTTATTTGAAATGTAAAGGCTTCCATTGTTATTCCAAATAGCACCAGGTCCGGATCCTCCTGGGTTATTTCGTTCACCAATCAGAATCATCGGTGGTGCGATTAGTAGTTTTACTTCATAGACATTGAATATAGTTGCTGTCGCATTAGTACCAGTAGTTGTGACCTGCATTGAAATCTTTGCAAAACGCGCATCGGCAGGAGGATTCAATCGTTGATCAGCATCGCTTTGAATGAAGGTTGCAGTTCGAGATGCCGTAGTAAAACTTGTCAATGCGTAGGTATGGGTGATTGCTGTTCCAGTTGCCACCAGGGCATCTGTGTAAAACTGCATTGTCATGATAAAACTTCTATTCGTTGAACCTGCAGTTACTGCTACCGCAAACTCTGGGAAAAATGAATAGGCTCTATCTTGCGTTACTGGAATTGGAACGTATCTGCTCATGGTCGCAGTTTTACTGGCAGTCGTATTAGCAGCAACAGTCCACTGCAAAATATTTCCTGAACCTGATGTTGAATCTGGAACTAAGGCACATGTAATAGCCCCAACGCTGCTGTCATCTGTAAAGGTCCAATACGGCAGCGGATTCTCATCGCCAATCGTGTCAGTGGAATTATCTGGTGGAATGGCAAAGTCACCGTTGGCAACGCCAGCTTGAATCTCGCGTAGAGCAGGAGCACCAAAGAGCAGCGATGTCTCGCCGTCGCTATTCGTTGCAACGAGAGGCGCGCCCTTATCTGAGTTGACGCCGCCCTCATACGCGCCGAAGCCTGTGTAGTTGGTGCCGTACTTACCCATGGTTACTCTCCTTGTGTCAAGCCACGTAGGCCGCTGAGATACTGCCGTCGGAACTCTGCCTGAATCGTGTACTGCAACTGGTACGTGCCACCGCCCTCGGCAAACTGCATCGTCACGGTAGGGATATAAAGCACGGTCGACGCAAGGTCAAGTATTGGTGCGTTGATCTTGACGTACTGACCTGGCAGCCAAGCCTTCACGAGCGTATATGTCGCAGCGGCTGTCAGCGCATAGCCCTGACTATAGCCGTAAGACCAATCAGGCGATGAGGTCTGGCTGAGGTTGCCGCCTGCGACCGTGAACGAGACAGAGCGCACCGGCTTACTGCGGCTGACGAATGTGGCGCGCGTCAACTGGCTAATCGTGCCGTTGCGGC